TTCTTGGGTTAAACCCAATTCAAATTTCAACCCAAAGATTGAGCGACTGCTTCACCAGTCACATTTCGTTTTAAGGTCATATGGACTGAGCGATGCACAAGCTCGCCTTCTAGCCAATATTCCACCCAGTTCGTCGTCTCGTTGTCGTTGTCGATAGAACCTTCTCGCTTTTCCAGCAAGGAGACATCCATCTCACCCTTTGTAGTGGTTACTAGCATCTGTTATCCCAAAGTTCTTGCGCGTGCAACTAATACACCGCCAGTTGAAGAGCTGCGATCATCTGCTTGCGTGACCTCTTCAAGACCAGCTCGGTACATCGATGCCCATACAGCAATTCTCGCATCATCTTGCAGGTACGGTGCTGCTTGCATAAGAGCACCGTACAAGTAAACATCAGGTGCAGCAGTTAGTAAAAAGTTTGTTGTGTTCGCAGTTGATAACTTACTCAACTTTGCGTAATAAATAAGCTCACCTGTATATGCGGTGTCTGGTTCTGGTAGGTAGCGAAACTGCTCACCCACCACCGTAAAAAATATAGGTTTACCAGCCGAGCTATAAGTAATCGCTAGAGTGTCCATTGAGTCGATAGTCTCAAACCCCAATGGTGTGACGGGATTGGTATCGAGCTTGAAAGACTTGACTTCCAAGAAGTCAGTAGGTACTGCCGAGTATTCGGTAGTGATCAATGCAGTAGCACGCACGATCATCTGTCTGGTGCGCAAGTTTCTCTCGATCTGAGCCTCTGCCAGACTAATGAAGTCAGGAATAGCAGTAGTCAGGTCTGTGCGGTTAAGCCAGTCCCCGACCGAGGTCTTCAGTTCAGCATAGGTTGTGAGCGCCATTTTCAGCCTTTTGTGCTTTCTCTAAGTCACGCATCACCCAAGTGTGATCGTGCTTAAATTCAAACGTCCCGATGTGTCCAATCTCTTTTGAAACATCGTGATCAATCCATATTTTAAAGCCAGCAGCCTGTGCTTTACGGCAGAAGAAAACATCCTCTCCAACATACCCGCGCTTGTCGGTACGCCAAGGAGTATCGAACCAAGGTTCACTCAAAGCCTCAAAGACCCTGCGCTTGATCAGCATGACACCCATGCCAATCGAGCCGACTTCCTCAATCCCTGTGGACTCTGGCATTGTGTAGATAAGCACGCGCTCACCGTTCTCGTCATAGCGCTGTGCAGTTGGTCCAGTCGGCATCCTGCGCCTTGCGCAGTTTGTTGCCACGACATCCAAGTCATGCGCCAAGAGTCTCTCAATCATGTCTTGCGGAAAGGTCATGTCTGAATCTACAAACAAGATATGGGTACAACCCTCTGCCATTGCGTCTAGGCACAGATCAGCACGCTGGGTCTGGATAAGTGTTCCTTGCATAATCTTCAAGGACACGGCATCAGTCGTGTTAATCGTGTGGTGCGCCACCATGTTGGTTATGCAAAAAGCATAATTTGCGTGAACCATGTCACGCGCTGGTGTGCATACCGCAATGTAGTTTGGGGTCATACTTGTCCTGATCTAGTTCTGAAATACTTATTATTTGGATCGTTGATCCACTTTTTCATGTAAGCCTCATCATCCAACTTGCCTTCAGCCTTTAGCTGAAAGTAGATAGACATCGGGATGCTGGCAACTCTCGTCCATTCACCCCACCGAGCACGCTCATCAACCTGTGCGTACTCTTGTTTATTCTCTTCAATGATTGCAGTCACATCTTGTTGTGTCTGAATCGTTGCCTGATCTGTCTCTTCGTCGTAGTGGAAGTAACGGGTTATTCCCTGATCTTCGTCTGTGTTAAATAGTCTTTTTTCGCTCATGTAAAAAAGGGTCTGAGTTGCCCCAGACCCTTCGCTAGTTAGATCAAGAAGTGATCAAGTCAGCAGCAATGCCGTGGGCATTTTCTGCGTATACCTTGTGTCCAAACTCAACGATCAGCATACGCTTTTCAGCGTCGCCAGTCTTTGCCAACTCGATTTGTTGGTATGGACGCAAAGTTACAACACCTGCGTATTCTGGATCGATCACAAATGCATCACGCTCGCGTTGGAAGCGATTAGGCACGACTTGCACATTGCCGAAGTCAGACACATAAATGTCTGCTGCGCCAATGATGGTTGCAGGACGAGCACCGCCATCAATGTTGAAGCGTGAAGATGCGATACCAGCAAAGCCAGAGACGCGCTGCTTGTTGACTGGACCAGTCATCAAGATTTTTGGTGTACCGCCAGAAGTCCAAACTTGTTGAATAACATTCTTCAAGATGGTCTCTGTGAAAGTACGCACATTGCCGTCGCTACGAGCGCCAGTAGGCACAGTCGTGTAAGTGGGGTTAGCACCGTTCGTCTGCATATCGTAGTTAGTCTTGATGAAGGCTTGCAATGAAGCAGTACCGCGAGCAGTTGTGGTGTTACCAGCAGCAGCCACAGCACCATTAAGCATTGTGAATTCTTGATCGCGCTTTAACTCGCTGCTGCGTTTTGCGATTTGATAAGCCAATTCAGATTTTCTACCTGCCTTGTTTACCACTTCTTCAGTTGCAGACAAGACGATAGTCTTACGGCTGATCTGAGCGTAGTTTTGCAAACGCACAGTAGCTGTAACGCTATCGAAAGAAGTCACATCATCGCCTTCGAGCTGCTTGTTAGCTGCTGCTGCTGCGAGTGTGTCTGTCTGCCATTCAAACAAAGAATTACTGATCGATTCCTTGCGAATATTACTTAAATATGGCGTTTCTTCTGGTGCTATATTCGTAATAATATTGGAAAGATCTTCCCGAATGCCTTTTGCATCGAATGTGGTGAATGTGTTGGTTACGATTGCCATTTGAGTGTCCTATTTCAAAAGAAGTTCTATTGCGGAGGCAGCGTCATTGACGCGACCTGACTTTGCAAGACGCTGTTTTGCGCGTGTACTTTCAGTTGTTGTGGAGACGCGACCTGCTGCACTAGGCTTGGCGGGGCGAGGACCGTTGTTGATCACAGGCTTGATCTGTCCGCGCTTGGACATCATCTGGTCATACAGCGCTGCTTTACGCAACGCAACGACAGCTCTGTGGTCATACACATTCTTGAGTTCATCCTCACTAAATCCGATCTTCTGACCAAACTCAATAAGTAGAGCTTTTTCTGCTTTAGCCTTCTTGGAATCTTTCCATTCGGGTACAGCTTGGATTAGGGCTTCTTGCTGTGTCGCAAGGTGAGCGTTCATCTCCTGTGCTCTTTGTTGCGCTGTGAGCTGGGACAGTCGCTGCTGTTCAGACTGAATAGCTGCGAGTTTGTCTTGCTTCTGGCGCATCACTTCTGACTGTCTCACCCACTCGATTGGATCTTCGTTATAGAGTCGATCCATATCGACAGGTGCTTCAGTTGACTCAAGTTGCTGTTTCAACGCTCCCAATAACTGGGCGTACTGTTCACGCTCGGCACGAATCGCACTAGCCTCTGCATCGACAGCCTTACGGGTCTCTGCAATTTGCTGTGTCTTTCGTGTGTAGTCCTGAGTTCGGGAATATCCTTTTTGAAGTTCGTCTAGCGTGACCTCGACCTCTTTGCCGTCAACTTTGACGGTGTAGACCTCGGTTGGCTGTTCTTCTTCTTCGGTTTCTTCACCTTCTTCAGACTGTTCCTCTGTCGTTTCGTCACTCAATTCGTCGTCTTGCACATCGAGTTCTTCATCGACAGAGACCGCGACTTCGGAGTTGTCCTCGGTCAAACGCGCCTTGTCAGTTTTCTGCTGTTCTCCGTCTAACGGCAACATCATCTGATCAAGAGCACTAGCTGCATCAGCTACGGTCATAGGTTGTGTTATTTCCATTTCCTACTTCCTTTACACCAACGATTTCTGTTCACGCTCAATCTGGCGCTGTGCGACTTTTCCTTGTCCATGATCTTGCTGATCTCGGTTCGGAAGTTGTCAATCGCACGCAACATATGCCAAGCGTGTTCTCTCTTCGTGATGTCCTCTGGCTTCGTATCTTTCCAAAACCAGACGGCATCATTCTCCATTTTTAGTAATGCAGTTGAGAAAGCCTCGTCAGCGATAAGCGACTCAGCCTTCTTGCCTTTTCTTACATCTTCTTCTTGTTTACTCAATCTTTACACCATTCCTGTGGGGTTGATGGGTTGCATTGGTGCTGGCTGGGCTTGCGCCATAGCTTGTTGTACCAATGCACTTTGCTCTTTTATAACCTCGCGGTTTACATTCTGCTCCGCAACAATTTGCGCGGTGCTTACCTGTACGTTGTACTTTAACTCTAATTCATACTGTTTTAGTAACCTGTCTTGGCTCATCTGATCGCGTCTGAAGTCGTCGTCCATGATCATCTTCTGGCGCTGTAACTCAAGATCAGCAGCTTTTTTCTGTATATCTGCACGAATAGACTCGGCTTGCACCTGCGCCAAAACCTCTTCTGGGCTTGGCTTTGGCGGTGCTTGCGGGGGTTTGTAGCCCTCTGGTATGTCGTTGAAGTAACTCGATGCGTCTTTTATGCCTGACATCTCAACAATCCGCTTCAGCGTGTTGACATACATCTGCGGAGTCACCACCACATTCTCTAAGCCGAACTGAGTCAAGATGGATTCTTGCTTGGCGAGTACCTGCATGAGCTGCATCTGGCGCTCATTAGCATCGCCATTGCCCAGACCGATATTAATGTTGACATCCATCGTCGCGTCCCATCCGCGTGGATCAATCTGCACAAACTTATTGCGCAATCGGATCATGCGGGGTTTGTCTTGGTGAGTGGTAACCAAAAACAGGATTGTCTTAAACAGCTCCTTCATGCCTTCAGCCATCAAACGCGCAGTCAGCTCAATGCGTCCTTGGCTGGCGCTTACTGTGGCAGCCACGGCAGCCTTTGTGCTTGACTGCAACGCATCTGGGTTCAAACCCATAGATGCCTTGGACATTCCTGTGCGACCTTCCTTGATCTCGTCCAAGTAGGAAAGCACAGGGAAGGCAGCCTGTCCGACGAATGGTGTTACCAACGGCTGCACCATGTTCGGAGCACGCGCACGAATGATTGCGCCAGTCTCGTTGTTCAAGGCATCGTCAATGTTGACCTGCCCCTCAACAATCACGGTGCGGGGATGGATAGACTGCGCCAGAGAGTCGAGCGTATTGCGCATGACTTCTGACTTGA